TTTGTGTATAAACAATTACCTACTTCCAATGTCTCGGCTGGACGGACTCACATGAAGTTATCCAAAAAAAGACGACGGGGCCGTAACAGGTTCCGTCTGACTAAACAATCTACATGAAATTAAAACATTAATACATTCGTATTAATGCAATAATAATATCATATATAAATCATTTAACTAAAACGAAGTATTGTAGTTTGAGCGTTAAGCGAAAACTATTATTTACGAAGTAAATAATCAAACAGTAAGTTATATTATAAATACACTATAACGATGTTAAGGAATAATCACAATGAAGATCTCTGAATTTGCAAATGATGAACAAATTGACGAATTAAACGCTCAGGACGTTGGAACTGGACTTGGCAAGGGCGTTAGAGCTGTCGGAACTGGCGTTAAAAACTTTGCTAAGGGATTTGGACAAGGATTAATGGGTAACGTGCCTGGTAAGGATAAAAAACCTGCGCCGTCCGCTGCTCCCGCAGCTAAAGCGAATCCTGCAACAACTAAGGCAGCACCTAAAGCGGCAACTACTGCAAAACCGGGGGCTGCTCCCGCAGCTAAAGCGGCAACTGGTCCAAATATAGATTCAATTAAAACTAGTGTTGCTTCATTTAATCCAAAACAAAGAGTAGCTATTAGACAACAGGCTGCAAAAAAAGCAGGAGTAGTATAATGAGACTTAATGAGATCAATACAACCAAACGTGCATTAATTACTGAAGGATGGAATGATCCTCGACTAACATTACTTGAAACAACACATCTTATTCCTTTTATTACAAGTATTGAAAATTATATTGTTGAAGCAAACTTAACTCCGCAACAGATTAATCAAATGTTTACTGATGTCGAAGCAGGTGCAACAGCAGCTGGTGGTAATAGAACAGGTATTGGTAAAGGTGTAGACGCAGCTAAATTTGTTAACAACAAAATGAAAGAGCTTGGTCAAGCAGTTAAAAAGTCTGGACCAGTATCAAATGCAGATCAAAAGTTTAATGACTTAAAAACAAAAATTGGTGCTAAAGATTCAAAAGTTGTCAAAGCAGTTCAAGCAGTTAGTGACTGGGCAAAAGAAAATCCAGGTAAAGCAACTATTGGTGTTGCAATACTTACAATAGCAGCTGGTATGGCTGCTGGCCCAATGGCAGGTGCTATAGGCGGTTTCCTAGCAAGAGCATCAAAAGATTTATTACAAGGTAAAGACCTTTCTAGTGCAGTTGGTAATTCACTTAAAACAGCAGCAATTGGTGCTATTGTTGGTGTAGTTGCAGATGGCATTGACTTTGGCGCTCCGGATGTTGAAGGTGGTGTTAACACACTATCGGGAGAAGTGGAAACTAGTCAACTACAAGATAAAATTGCAGCAGAGCTAGGCGACACAGGTGACGGTGCAAATCAATCTGTTGCAAGTGCATTTGCAGATATAGATGTATCTGCATTTAAGATGCAGTATGCTGAAGAAATGTATATGGCTCAAATTGAAAAGTTCGGCGGAGAAGTAAGTCGAAACATGATAATTAAGATGGCTGAGAACGTCGATGTTCAAGGAACATATCCAGATGCTTTTACTGCTAGTTTTGACGGAAGTTTTGTTAGAGGAAATATTTTCTTAACACCAGATGAAGCTAGAGAACTTAGTGCTGCCGGATTCAAAGGCATGGACATAATGGGCAATGAGGCAACAGAATGGATTAAAGCAAATGTTGACGGTGCAAGCGATCAAATTCAAGCAGGCGTTGATGCAGCCGCAGAAAAAGCTGCCGCTCAAGCAGCAGATGCTATACTTCCAGTAGATCAAGTTGCTGATATGACAGATGCGGATATAGATGCTCGACTAAAAGAATTAAAAGCTTCAGACGGATTTGATAAAACAGCTGATACTGATGCTGCAAAAGAATGGCGCCAGTTAAGTCGCGAAACTGGAAGTCGTATGTTTGACTCTATTCAATTTAATACTGACAAAATTGATACAGTATTTGAATGGTGTCACGGATCACCGGCTGTAATCTTAACAGAAGGTCCACTAGATGCAATTAAGAAAGGTGCAGCCGCAGCAGGCGGAGCACTTAAAAAAGGCGCGGCAGCTGTAGGTGCTAAAGCAAAAACAGTTGGCAAGAACTTGTCATCTAAAATTACTGCTGACAAATTAAATAAAGCATGGATTAAAGCAGGCAAGCCAACAGACAGTAATGAAATTGCAAACATATTAAGACAACAAGGTGTAAGTGATCAAGTACTAGCACCAGTTTATAAAACATTAGGAGCAAAACTTCCGCCAGCACCAGTTGCAGCAGATCCTAAAGCACCAGGAGCAAAGCCAGGGCCAGGTGGCAAACCAGCACAAGCAGCAGCACCTGTAGAACCAGGAGCAAAAGCAGGCCCCGGAGGTAAACCAGCTGCACCAGGACAATCAGAACCAGCAATGGATTTCAAAACTGTGCAACAAGCAGTTGCTAAGTTAGGACCTGAAGATGCAAAATCATTAGTAACTCATATCGATTCACTAGCAGCACCTCAAACAGCACCAACAGCGGATGGTAACGCAGCAGCGGATGCAACAGCACCAGCAGAAAAAGATCCAGCTAAAAATGCAGCAGCGGGTGATACTTACGAAAAAGCAAAAGGTGATATACGCAAAGTACAAGGTGGACAGAAACCAATGCCACCAAAGACAGCAGCCACTATTGCAAGTGACCTTGCTAAATTAGCAAAAGGTGATAAAGAAAGTGGAGTTGCAGCAGCACAAAAGATTATGACTTTTGCTAAAGCAGGTGTTGATGTTAGTAAACAACAGCAAGCATGGGTTGCAAATTCTAAAGCAGGTGAAAGATTCTTAACACAAAGTATATACTTTGAAATTAGTAGAATGTTAAAAGAAAATAATTTACGTTGGAGTGATTTAGGATTACGTGTACACTTGTTAGAAGGTACTAACCAAATGTTTGGATTAAGCTACGTTTAAAAGAAAGGCATTCCGCTTTTCTTTGTAGTCTCTAAGTTTTCTTTAACTATGTCCCCTATGATAGCTCTATCTTCGTAAGATAAATTATATCCTTCGTCTAAAGTTACTGATCCGCGCATATACCAACAAAGTTTCATTATTTCACTCTTAACTTCTTTTTGGCCGTTTTCCATATGCTTAACTTCTTCTAGGATCTCAGCCACGGTCCAGGCTAGGATCCTTATGCGAAAAAATTTGATTGATCAAACGTAATTGGCACTTCCCAAGTTTTTGGTGCGCCTGCAGCAACGTCTTCATCTGTACTTTGAACTTTTAATGGCTCAAGTTGGAAAGTATCTCTTTGTTTTTCAATATGAGATAACACATCATTATAAAATTGCTTGTCAGCATTATTAATAAATTCTTCAATGTGTTGAGGATTAGTTACTTCATCATCGCCGACAACAATAGAAGTAATACTTCTTGATATAGTACTAATAGTCAGTTTAGTAAGTTTTTGAAAACTATCATTAAACTTTGATAATTTTTCATTGTCACTAATTTTTTCATCTTCAACTAATGCAAAGATACGTTGCTCTTCAAAAGTTTTTAAACTTGCATCAGTAAACTCTCTATATGTTAATGGGCGCACATTAATTGTCATGTCACTGGTAGTAAATGCTGAAACATATTCATTTACAACTAACTTATTAAGAAGTTGTCTAAGATCTACACTAAACGTTCTATCTTCACCTGTAATAGGTGTTTTTGTTTCAACTTCCATAGTTTCGCCGTACGTAGCAATTCTTATTGCAATTAATATTGCATCTAAATCAATACTTGGCATTGCCCACGGGTTAATAATTGAAGGTACGCAACTTTTAACTATTTCAACTGTTGCTGCACCGTTTAATAGTGCATCAGGTGTTTTCATAGTTAATTCGTCTTTAGCTGTCATTGCATAGACAGGATATTCCTCGCCTTCGGGAATGTTAATTGCATCAGGAGCATAAAATTTACCTTTACTAGGTAACGTGATATACACCTTGGGTTGTCTAAAATACTTGCGCAAAGGATTTTGCTCAATATTACTATTAAATTCCGTAGGGTTAAATTCTGGCATGTTCATCTCCGTATAAATACATTATATATAAGTATGTATCTCTATTATTTATATGCGCATATAACTTGGAAGTGTAATAGTGGCTGAAGAAGTAAATATTGGTAATGTAGGCGGAGACGGAGTAGCTAGTGAAGTGACTCTACAGCGTCTTGTGACGGCACAAGAAGCAATGGCTAAGAAATTAGGCATTGGTAATAAGGGCGAAGCACTAAAGTTGCAAGCACTGTATAATAAAGCAGTAAAAGACGGTGGAACAGCAGCTAAAGAGCAAACTGAAGCTACCGAAGAACAAACGGTAGCAACACAGGACGCAACTAAAGCAACCAACAGATTTGCAGCATTAATGGGCAATGCTGTTGCTACAGGATTAGGCGGATTAGCACGAAGTTCATTACAACTAGGTAAATCGTTATTCAATAACGAAACTGGCATAAAAGCATTTACTGATATATTACCTGGCATTGGCGGCGCATTAGCACCCTTAGCATCTTATGCAGATGAAACAATAGAATCATTTAGAGGATTGTCTTCAGTTGGCGCAAGTTTTGGCGGCTCAATTACTGAAATGCGTAATGCATCAGCTGGCATGGGTTTAAGTTTAAGCGAAATGTCAGATTTGTTTAGAAGTAACGCATCAAACTTAGCAGCACTTGGTGGAAGTGTAGCACAAGGTGCTACAAGATTTGCAAAAATGAATAAGAACCTTAAAGCTACAGGAGACTTCAAAAGTCTTATGAATATGGGCTTTAGTGTAGAGCAAATCAATGAAGGAATGGGAAGCTACATTGATTTGCAAAGACGTATGGGCACCTTGCAAAATAAAAGTACACAAGAGCTTGCTGCTGGTAGTGCAGACTACTTAATGCAAATTGATAAACTTGCAAAAGTAACTGGTAAGACTAGAGAAGAAGCAGAAGCAATGCTTAATGAACAAGCTGCTGACTCGGTTGCACGTACTTTGCTAAGTCAATTTGAAGAAGGGTCTGTACAATATAAAAATCTTCAAACAAGTTTAGCATTACTAGATGAAGTAGGAGGCTCAACAGCTGAAGCACTTAAAGGTATGCTTACAGGCAATCCAACCGAAGCAGCTGGTCAGCTTTTAGCTGTTTTAGGTGATGCTGGTCCGGATATTGCTGACGCAATGGCACAAATTGGACAAGGTGCTGATCCACAAGTTCTACTAGATGCATTTAAGCTGGCAGGCGGAGAACTAGAAAACTTTGCAGGAGCAAGCGCAACTGAACGTGCAAGAATTATTCAAGAATTAAAAGCGTCAGGTAATCCGTTAGGCGATTTCTTAGACAATGCAACAAAAATGACTGACCTTGGCAAACGTAATTTAGCTGACGTTGAAACACAACAGGCAGAGCAAAAAGCCGCCCAAGATGCAAATACAGAAGCACTATTAACATTTGAAGAAAATCAAAGAGAGTTATCAGCAAAACTGCATGAAATATTCATAAAGAGCGGCGCACTAGATGCAATAGGAACAGCAATATCAACAGCAGGAAATGTACTTAGTGGCATTGCAGAATACTTAGGTAGTTTACCATTTGACAATCCAATGGAAGCAATTGGCAAAATAATAAAAGACGGTATGGGAGCCTTATGGGACAATAAAGGTGTAGTAGCTTCATTAGTAGCCGGTATAGGATTAATGTTTGCAGGTAAAGCTGTAGTTGGCGCAATGGGTAGTGGTATTAAAACTGCTCTTGGTAGTGTGTTTAACAGAGGCGGTGGTGCACCTACCGGCCCAGTTGGTGGCGGTGGCAATACAGGCGCCGGCGCTGGCAAAGGTATTGCTAACATAGGCAAAGGTCTTGGTAAAGGTCTTGGCGCAGTACTAAAAGGTATTGCTAGTGGACTTATTGCATTTGCAAATCCATTAGTTCCATTAGGCGCAGCCGCAGTAGGCGCAGCAATTGTTGCGATTGGTGCAGGTATAGCTGGTGCAACATGGCTAGTAGGCCAATCATTGCCGTCTTTGAAAGATGGTCTAAAAGGCTTTGAAGAATTAGATGGCGAAGCGTTAAAAGCTGCTGGCTTAGGTATGGCAGCAGTTGCAGGGGGAATGGCAGCATTTGGTGCAGGTTCAGCAGTTGCAGGACTAGGATCGTTAGTCGGAAGTGTTACATCAGGCATTGCAGGATTATTTGGTGGCGAAACAGATCCACTAGCACAACTTGAAAAATTCCAAGAAAAGTCATTTGACGAAGCTGTAATTACATCTAATGCTAATTCAATAGTTGCATATAGTAAAGCAATGGCTGCATTAGGAGCAGCAGACGGACTAACAGGTATTGGCGCAGCAGTTGGAGCAGTAGGTGGTGCAATCGCAGGCTTATTTGGTGCAGATGATCCGTTAGACAAGATGAAAAAGTTTGGGGAGTATGAATTTAATACTCCTGGTATTATTGCTAACGCAGGTGCAGTAGCAGCATATGCCGAAGCAATGAAAGATTTTCCAACAGCCCCGGCAGCAAGTGTGTTTACTGCGGCAAAAGATGCTATAATTGGATTATTAGGTGGAGAAACAGATCCGTTTGCTCCAATGAAAAAGTTTGGTGATTATACATTTAACACCACAGGCATTGTTGCAAACGCAGGAGCAGTAAGTGCATTTGCGTTAGCAATGAAAAACATGCCAGTTATAGATGCTGAACGCTCCGGTGGTGTACTTGGAGCAATAGCAGGTTGGTTTGCTGGTGACGAAAAAATGCCATGGGATTCAGTAAAAGCGTTTGGTGATGCAGAGATAAATTCTGCAGGAGTTACAGCTAACGCAGAAGCAATTAATGCTATGTCAACCTCTTTAAACACTTTTTCTGCAGAATCACTTGACAGCGCAGGAATTATAAGTTATACTGAAGCTATGGAGAAGTTAGTTACTGTTTTAGAAAAAATGAACGCTGAACTAAATGCAGACAACAGTTGGAACCCATTTTCGAAAGGCGAAAATGCAGGTTCTGCAATAGCAGGCGGAGCCTTAGCCGGCTCTGGCGGTGGTGCAGGCAATGATCAGTTAAATAGTGTTATGCAAGAAGTATTAGTAACACTTAGAGAGTCTAGAGACTTAGATGTTAAGATTGAAAGCAACACAAAAAATATAATTGGAAGTAACCTAGCACAAGGCGGAGTTAGCAATGTTGGGAACTAAGGAGCAATAAATGAGTTGGAAACGATATTTTACACCAGTACCAACGGGTGATAACCAAAATGGTAGCTATTCACCTTTTAGTAGCCGCGGTAACGGCAACATGGCTGGTCCAGCACGTTCTAACTATTCAAGCTACTTGCCTGATGTTTACGTAGGTTCACCTAACAGAGTTGAACGCTACGGACAATACAACACTATGGATCAAGACAGCGAAGTTAATGCTGCACTTGATATTCTTGCTGAATTTTGTACGCAAAAGAATGCACAAAACAACACTCCGTTTATTGTAGATTATAGAGGCAAAACAGCAACTAATAGTGAAATTAATATTATTGGTCAATATCTACAGCAGTGGAATAAACTACAAAATTTTGAAACAAAAATATTTAGAGTACTACGTAATGTATTTAAAATGGGAGATCAGTTCTTTCTAAGAGATCCAGAAACTAAAAAATGGTTTCATGTTGATCCTGCAAACATAACACGCATTATTGTAAATGAGTCTGAAGGAAAAACTCCTGAACAATACGTAATTAAAAACGTAAACTTTAATTTTAAAGATGGAATTGCAACAACCCCATATGTAAATAATGGTAACATGAGCCCAGCCGGCGGCGGTCAATATAATGGATCAAGTCCAGTAGGCGGTGGCGGTGCCAAAGGCATGGTAGGCCCGCAGGCAAGTATGAGTGGTTCACGTTTTACAACTGATGATTCTGAGTTTACTGTAGGTGCAGAACATGTTGTACATCTAAGTCTTTCAGAAGGTTTGGACAACAACTATCCATTTGGTAATTCATTATTAGAAACTATTTTTAAAGTATACAAGCAAAAAGAACTGCTTGAAGATGCGATTATTATATATCGTGTCCAACGTGCGCCAGAGCGCAGAGTATTCTACGTTGATGTGGGTAACATGCCATCACACCTTGCTATGCAATTTGTGGAACGTGTTAAAACGGAAATACATCAAAGACGTATCCCATCGTCGACAGGAGGCGGATCAAATGTCATAGACAGTAGTTACAATCCACTGTCAATCAATGAAGACTACTTCTTCCCTCAAACTGCTGAAGGGCGTGGCTCTAAAGTTGAAACACTACCAGGCGGTACTAACTTAGGAGAAATTGATGACCTTAGATATTTTACTAATAAGCTCGTACGCGGTTTACGAATCCCTAGTAGCTATTTGCCTACCGGCGCTGACGACTCAGCTTCACAGTATAATGATGGACGAGTCGGAACTGCATACATACAAGAATTAAGATTTAACACATACTGTGAACGTTTACAAAATCTAGTAGTTGAAGAATTTGATACAGAATTTAAACGCTACTTACTTGAAAAGGGTGTAAACATTGACACAGCAATGTTTGATCTTAAATTTCAACCACCACAAAACTTTGCAAGTTACAGACAAGCTGAAATTGATAATGCACGTATTCCAACATACACGCAAATGGCAGCAATACCTTATATTTCAAATAGATTTGCAATGAAACGTTACTTAGGATTGTCAGAAGAAGAGCTTGCAGAGAACGAACGCTTGTGGCGCGAAGAGAATGAAGAAAACTTAGAACCAACACCAGGTGATCCAAGTGCAGAAATGCGTGATGCAGGTATTAGTAGTGCTGGCATTGGAGCAGACTTGGGTGGTATAGAAGATGAAGCACCAGAAGGTGCTGATGGAGTTGAAGGCGGAGAAGGATCTGCACCTGATACTGTTACTGGAGACGAACTAGGTGCACCAGCAGCAGGAACTGAGCAAACGATATAAATACAATATGATACTTAGAGAATTATTTTACCACGACCCTGAAACTGTTGCTCCTGTAGAAGACAAACGCTACGAGGAAGACTACGATGATTCGCCTATGCAAAAAGACGATACTCGTAAAACACGTTTAACTCTAAGTCAAATCAATCGAATCCGGAAAGCATCTGAGCTACATACAGAAGAAAAGCGTGAAGAACAAGAGTTCGTTAAGCAAATGTATGGTATAGCAGCAAACGCAGAACCCGGAGTATAATAATTGCAAAAAATAGCGTTCGTACTAGGCAATGGCACTAGTCGACAAACTATAGATCATACTGAACTAAAATCAAAAGGAACTGTATACGGGTGCAATGCTCTGTATAGAGAATTTGATCCTGATTATCTTGTAGCAGTTGATATGAAAATGATTTTAGAAATTAATAATATAGGGTATCAGCATAGTCATGCTGTATGGACTAATCCTAATCGTGCATATAATGGCATGCATGGTTTTAATTTTTTTCAACCAAGTAAAGGCTGGAGTAGTGGACCAACTGCATTACATTTAGCTAGTACACATGATACAACTGACATTTATATTTTAGGTTTTGATTATAAAGGTCTTGGTGAAAGAATTAATAATATATACGCAGACACTCCAAATTATAAAAAGAAGCACGATCGTGCAACATTTCACGGCAATTGGTTAAAACAAACTATCATCACAACTAAAAATTTCTCGCAAAAGAGATATATAAGAGTGTTAGGAGAGGGTGGGTTCATACCAAAAGAATTTTCAAACATTAGCAATTTATCACACATTTCAATTGAAGAATTTAAGAAAATCTTCAGTTTTTCCTGATAAATTGAAAAACGGTCTGTTTTGAGCCTATTTCTACGCACTTTTCTGTTAATAGAGTAAATATATTATGACAGCCCCGTACAGGCGCATAGCTTGTGCAGCACTTAAAACATTTATAGGAGAACGTAATGTCAGATCAAAATAAATTTGAAAAAATGCTAGAACTACTTGTTAACGAAGACAAGGCAGCAGCAGAAGAACTATTCCACGAGATCGTTGTTGAAAAATCACGCGATATATACGAATCACTACTAGAAGACGAAACAGATGTTGATGAAGCAACTGACGAAGAAGTAGATGAAACAACTGATGAAGAAGTAGATGAAGCATCAGATGAAGACCTAGACGAAGATGACTCAGAAGAAGTTGAAGAAAACTTTGACTTAGACACTTTTGAAGTAGAAGCAGATGACGACATGGGCGGCGACCCAACTGACGACATGATGACAGACCTAGGCATGGACGACGAAGGCGAAGAAGGCGACGACGAAGACGCACCAGAAGGTGATGTTGAAGATCGTGTAGAAGACCTAGAAGACGCACTAGACGACCTTAAAGCAGAATTTGAAAAAATGATGGCTGGTGATGACGAAGGCGAAGACGATGGCGAAGAAGCTGACGACGATGCTGAAGAAGCACCAGAAGAAGAATCATTTGCATTTGAAGCATCAGATGAAGAAGTTGA